TAATCGTAATAATGGTGGTTATGGAATACGTTCTGCTATTGTAAATAAGAGTGAACTACCAAAAAAAATTCAACGTAAAATGGCTTCAGCAAGTAGTATAGATGTGAGAATGGGAAATCCTTCATTCTATCACCCATTATTCCAAACAACTAACATGATGTTGCCACGTGANAGACGTGAACGCAATGAATGGTGTAGACATTTTTATAGAACAGAACCAATTATTGCAACATCCTTAGATTTACATACGGAATTTCCAATTTCCGATTTTAATAATGTTTGTAGTGATACAGAAGTAAAAAAATTCTTTGACTACATGGCATTTGATAAATTAGATATAATTAACCTATTATTAGATATTGGTTTAGAATATTGGAAATTAGGTGATGTTTTTCCGTTTGGACAATTAAATGAATCGGAAGGTATGTGGGAAAGATATGTTATTTTGAATCCAGATTATGTGGATATTCAGGCTTCTATTTTAGCAGAGGAACCTATTATTGAATTAATACCTGATCAAACTATTGTTAGTATAATTAACGGTGGACCTAGAGGAGAATTTTCTGATATTTATAGCCAATTACCAGAAGATGTTATTCGTCAAGTAAAAATGGGTAGAAATATTAGGCTTGATAATAGACTAGTTTCTCATATTGCACATAAAGCTTCTCAGTATGAAACATGGGGAACACCTATGATGATGAGATGTTTTAAAACACTTATCTATAAAGATAAACTTAGAGGAGCGCAAGATGCAATTGCTAATCGTCATATTATGCCATTAAGGGTTGCTAAAATTGGTGCTCCTGGTGAGCCTATGCCATCACAGACCGATATTGATAGTTTTAGAGATATATTATTGCAAGCAGATGATGATCCAAATTTCTTCTTAGTGTATCATTATGGATTACAATTTGATTATGTTGGTTCATCTGGTAAAATACTTCCTTTGAATCAAGAATTTGATTTTATACAAAAAGAATTAATGAATGGTCTTGGTATTAATCAAGCTATGTTAAATGGTGAAGGTCCAACATATGCAAATGCACAAATTGGTTTTGATACTTTAGCAAGACGTTATATGTCATATAGACTAAGATTAGAAAATTGGATAAAATATAAAGTTTATCGTCCTATTGCTGAAATACAAGGTTTTTATAAATCAGTAAATGGTGAAATAAATTCTAAATATATGTCTGAAAAACAACGTAAAATATCTGCAGCACGTAAAGATATGCAACTAATGGTGCCAGATATTGCTTGGCAACAACAGGATTTAACTGGAAATTCAACAGTATTAAACTTTATACAACAATTACAGCAAAAAGGATTAGTATCAATGACCACAATCTTACCAATGATCGGTTTGGATCCAGAGGTTGAGAAGAAAAATCTTGAAAAAGAACGTGGTACTGTATTCGATCCAAATGCTCCCAAGACAGGACCATTACCAAGTGAAGGTGGACCATTGGGTACAATGCCTAGTGCTCCAGTTGGAGGCGCACCAGAACCTCCAATGTCTGGTGACGAAGGCGAAGATGAAGAAAGTAGAGAAGGTGGAGAAGGTGGAGAAGAAAAATCTAAAATTCCAACGCCACCTCCTGGAGGAAAACAAAATACACCTGAAATTCCAGCCCCCAAAGGACCAATGCTATCACCTCCACCACCAACAAGGGGTCCAGGTGGTAAAGCTAATCCTACTGACTTTGGATTTCCTGGAGATAAAGGTCCAACAACAAAACAAACGAGCTTACAAAGTTTTTTCGTGAAAGACGGGGAGAACGAAGCGTCTACTCTTCCCCGTTCTTCAAAATCAGTCAAAGTGAGACGCCTGGAAGAGGAGAATTAATTGTTGATATAGGCTGGAGAGAAATTATTGATAGATTACAGGTGAGTAAAATAATGAAGAACTATTTAATTGCAATTGACAACGAATTACAAGAATATTATAATAAATTCGTCAGTATCTATAATGAGGATAATAATCTCCAGTTAGAATCTTCTGTACAAGATTTTTGTGAAAATGCTATTGCTATATTAGATTATTATGTTGAACCTATATTTAAAAATGGCAAAATGGTTGTAGATAAAAAGCTTGGAGTTCCAGTAAAATCTATACTTAATAATGATGAAAATGAATTTATTGACAAATATAAAAGTGAAGATTTAAATAATTTAAAATATACATTACAAAATGCAATAATTAATTGTTTTATGTATAGAAATTCAGATAAAGATTTCTATGAGGAAATGATTGAAATAATTATTGCCAAGTGTATAAGATTATTTAAATTTGCACAATTATTTGAATATAAAAATCAAAATATAACTAAAGTTAATTTAATAAGCGATGTTAATATGAGTTGCCCAGTATGTCAGACATTAAGTAAATTTTCTCACGATATCTCAAAATTAATGGATAATATTGAAGATTTTCATCCTTATTGTAAATTAAGTATTGAACCAAACGATAATTTAAATAACATTAATTTTACAATAAATAAAACAAACGTGGCATTTTTAAATTTACCAATAAATTTAAAAGACAATATAACAACATTAATTACTCAGTTAAAAATATATTGCCCAACTTTACTAACAGATAAAAGTTTTATTATTGTAAACGATATTAATGAAACAACAGATTTTATTGATTTATTAAATTCTAAATATGATGATGATAAAATTTTAGAATTACAGGACCAAATTAAAGATACATTGGGATTTTTTGAATTTGATGATAAAATATTTATTAGTAGAAATCACCTAAACAATTTAAAGTACTTTATTGTACAAGCCTTATTGAAAACCAATCTAATGAAAAAAGATTTAGAGTGGTGGAAAATAGAATACTACAACAAACAAAAAACAAAGTATATAGGCGATAATGTAGGATTATATGCTAGTCCATTTGTTAGCTATATAGCCGAACAAAATTATGAATCATATTTTTTAGAAAGCGCCATTTACTATATTTTAACACCACAAATTTTAAAAGATATAGATCCAGAAAATTATAATCAATTAAAGAATTCAATATTTGAAAATACTGATTTTTTAAGAGGGTGATATAATGAACCTTGCAATTATATGTGATATAAATTCCAAAATACCATTAGGTGTTATTGGTGTTGATAAAGATAAAAAAATAGTTGGGTATATGACTAATAATACTGATTTAGAAAATATAATTGAAATTATATTGGATAATAAAGAATTAGAATTACCCATAAAAGAAACAATTAACGATAATCTAATTTTAAGATATGATAAAATTGATTATGGGCATTCATTTTATTTAATAGCATTTAATTATCATTTACCATATCCATATAAAATGTTAGGGGTCACATATGCAGAGGGAGAATTAGAGACACTAATTCAAGAGAGTTTTGAATATATAGAAGAAAAACAAAAATCTTGATATTTATTGAAGGTATCATAGAAAATGATGATTATTTGTATATATTGAATGAAGAATTTTTCAATTATGGAGGGTAATTAATATGCCATTATATGCTAGAATTAATAAAAATAATTTAAAGAAAGAGGCTAATCATGTATCTCCTCAAATGCATAAAGAAGTAGATAAATTTATAACCGATCCAACCCAAACTCATTCTCAAGTTATAAGAGCAAGTGATGCTCATTTGTTAGCTCGTAGATTATTACAGGATTTGCCACTTGTTCCAACAAGTGAAAGAATTTTTGAGTTAGCACAAGAAATTGAAATTGGTTTATTTGACGATTTAGGACCAATAGAAAATGCATTTGATAATTGGGATGCTTGGAAACAAAGAGTTACAGAATTACTTAAGGCCCAAAAAATATTGATAGCTGCTAATAAAAAAGAAGATGAACCTAATTATTATGCAGAGGCTAAAAAATTTATAAAATCAATTGAAAATTTACCAAAAAGTCAATCATACGATAAATTATGTAATAAAGTATATGATTATATATTTAAAAATAAAGAGTTTGCTGTTGCTTTAATAGAGACTGGCTTAGAAAAAGGAATATTTACTAAAATAGATTCTGATGAACTCCTAAGTACACTCGGTATTAATCCAAACTAATATTATAAAATATTTCAAGGTAAAGGCCATTGGCCTTTGCCTTTTTTATGTATTATATTAATCCAATATAAACCTATTTCATTATATGAATCTAAAAGGAGGTGAGAATATGAGAGTAGAACAACATATAATTTCAAAAAATCATGAGTTATATGATTATTGCGACAAAATTTGTTTTCAAAGTAAAAATCTTTATAACTTAGCTAATTATTATATTAGGAAAGAATTTATAAATAATAAAAAGTGGCTAAGATATAATGAATTATATAATTTATTAAAAAATACAGAAGATTATAAAATATTAATGGCATCCAGCAGTCAACAAATATTAAGACAATTGGATAATAATTGGGGTTTGTTTTTTATTCAAACGAAAGATTGGTCTAAAAATAAAAATAAGTATAATAATAAACCT